AGTTTGGTAGTGGAACATAGTGGGGAGAGGTGGGGGGTTAGAGATCAGCGGGGCATTCCATCCATTTTGTGATCACCGAATCGAAGGATTCCTCGGTGTGGGCATCGCACCAGACGCCATCAAGGGCGGTCCCCCCCTGAGCGTAGTAGGCAATGAAGATGCCCTCCTCATCGGAGGCGAGGACGAGCCGGAGGTTGTTCGGCAGGAACTCTGCGGCGGGGATCCATGCCGGGAAAATCCCGGTGGGAGTGTTGGCGATGAGTATTGGCATCAGGTTGTGGAATTGCAGGGCGGTCATGCAGGTGGGGAGAGGTGGGGGTCAGCTGAGCAGGGCGGCGAGATAGGCGACCCCGTCCGGGGTGATGGTGAGGTGGATGTATCGGCGGATCCGGTAGTCACCCGGGGTGGAGCCGGACTCGTTTTTTTTGGCGACCACCCCGGCGTCTGCCAAGACTTGTGCGGTGTAGAGGGATGCCTCCTTCGGGATGCCGGTCCGCCCGCGGATGTCCACCAGCCGCAGGCCTGCGACGGGGTGGGTATGGAGGGCGGCGAGCATCGCCAGACCATCGTTGGATATACCCAGGGGATTGCGGGCGCGGGTCCGGCGGCAGATGCTGCCGAGGGCATGGAGCCGACCGGTCAAGGCAAGCGGGGGAGTGGAAAGGGAAACAGTGTCCATGGTAGGGTGGGGAGGGTTGAGGAGGTTATTTGACGGTCAGACCGGCGGCTTGGGCGGCCTTGGTGGCGGTGGCGAGGGATTCCCGCAGCTCGGCGAGGATGTGGGACTTCTGCGCGGCGGGCAGATCAGGCCGGGCCATGGCGGCCAGGGCCATCGTGGTGGTGTGGGTGCAGAGGCTGGTGGTGGTGGTGTGCAGCGCCAGTGGGGTCAGGTGCGCCCAGCTTTTGCAGGCGCTGAGTTCCGTTTCCCACTCGGCCAGCATGTCGCTGTATTTGTCAGAGACCCGGGCGGCCTCGGCATCGGCGGCGGTGATGGCATCAACCGGGGCGGTGGCTGGCTTGAGACTGTTGGGGCTGGGCCGCAGGTCAGCGAGGATCTGCCCGAGGCCTTCCCCGCTCCAGATGCGCTCCTCCACGGCGGCCCGGGCTGCGGCGGCGTTTTTGCTGGTAGTAAACCGTTTGTCAGTGGTGAAAATCCGGTAAAGGGCGGCGGCTTCCTTCATCAGGCTGCGGCTCACTCCGGCCGCATGGGCGGCATCCTCCAGACTTGGACATTCAATGTCCGACCCCTTTTTGCAGGAGGTGGAGGCATTGGCCACCGTGGGAACCAGCCAGAGGTGCAGCCAGGCCTTCTGGCCCTTGCTCATGCTGCGGCGGGCGAAGATCTCCGACCGGATGATTTCCATGGCATCCGCTGCGCAGACATATTCAACCGGCACGGTGGCCAGCCCGGCTTCCAAGGCCCAGGCCAGCCGGTGCCGACCGTCCACCACTTCGGTGGTGCCGTCGATCACTTGCAGGGGGACGCGGATCTTGCCAGACTTCGTGACGCTGAGCAGCCCCGCGGCAAACTCGGCGCGGGTGTCATCGGTATCTACGGCGGAGAGCATCAGGATGCGGTCCAGCAGTGGGCTGATGGTCAGGGAAGCGGGGTGGAGGTGTGTGAATTCAGACATGGTAGGGTGGGGTGGTTGTTGGTTGGGTGGGGGGAGAGGGATCAGGCGGTGATCTGCGTGGAGGCGATCATCTTGCGGGCGATGTTGCTGACGTTGGTGCTGATCAATGTCAGGGCCTTAACGCTGGGGCATCGGTTGAGGCATTCAGCGAGGAAGACCTCTTCGGCTTCGGGCTGGTTGATCGGGCCGCGAATGGCTCCGGTCAGTTGGAGTAGGTGCCCGTCGCCGTGCTTATAGAGCGCGCTGCAACACCAGAGGTCCCAGGGGATGCCCATCATGTGGGTGTCGGCGGCCAGTTGGTCGGCGCAGCGGCGGATGTGGCGGTCGGCGGCACTTTGTGCGCGGCGGAATATTAGGAGCAGACCGAGGGAGGTCAGGATAACGGCGGAGCCAAGGAGGAGGGGGATGGTGTTGTTCATGGTAGGTGGGGAGTAGGGGATTGTGTGGGGGGAGGGTCAGGGAAAGGTAGGGGTCTCGTCGTCGAGACTGAGGAGGATCTGGCGGATGGCGATGGTCTGTTGGTGAGTCAGATCAACCAGTTGTCCGGCGGCAAACCCTGCGGGAGTGCCATTGAGGAGGGCTGCCAAGGCAGCGGTTCCGGCGGGGTAATCCGCTCCGGGGATGTCTAGGAGGTGTTGGATGGCGGCGCTGGCCAGCCAGCGGCGGTGGGTGTGGGAGAGGGTCATTGTGTTCTACTTGTGTTTGCTTTGCGTATCGAGAGGGTAAAAAAGGGGGTCAGCTGGTGATTTTGTTTTTCCGCTTCCAGTCCTTGAGGGCGGCCTCGGCGGCGGGGCTTTTGGCGAGGCCCCGGGTCAGGCGGCTGATATAGCTCCGGGTGTAACCCAGATCCCCGGCTGCTTTGGAATACCAGCCGGGTTTAGGACCAGGCCTTACTCGGAGGTAAAGAAATTGCTTGATATTGGAATTAATTGCGTTCATTGTTTCAGTAGATGATGCGGTATTTAATACCAGACGCAACTTAAACGCAACGCAAATATGAGATATTCGGAAGATTTCTTCGAACGCCTGCAAAACCTGATGGAACAACGGGGGCTGAGCATGGCGGAGCTGGCCCGTGCCCTGCATACCCAACCCAGCACCCTGACGCGATGGAAGAATGGGAGCAAGCCCCAGCGGAACACCCTGATGTTGTTGGCCAAGGTGATGGGCGTCTCTGATACGTGGATGGCTACCGGAAAGGGCCCGTGCCCGGTGACGGAAAATTCTTCAGCAAATTCAGATTGTTATGGACAGGTGGGTAGAATCCCCCATCCTGCGCCTATGAGCTACGGAATAAACAGGGACCCCGTCCCCTTGGCAGCAGGATTAGCGGAAACAGTGTTGTGGTCAGTGCTGCGGACCATTCCCATGCCGGAGCTGTTGGCGATGGTCCCCCGGCTGGCCAGCGACCAGGTCGCCATGCAAGTCGTCCTCGGTGAGGTTGGCCGCCGCGCCACTGATCCTACCACTAACGTATCCCTAACTGCTGACTTGTCATGAAAACACCCCCCCGCCTCCGCCGCCTCTCTCTGCTTTTGATATTGGCCAGCATGGCGGGTCCGTTGCCAGGGGCGGAGGAGGCCCCCCGGGAGTTTGCCCGGTTGGAGACGACCAAGGGCGTGATCTATGAGGGAGTGAAGGTGACCAAGGCGGAGCCGGACGGCCTGCGCATCACTCACAAAAACGGCGTGGCCAAGGTGCTCTTCCTGGACCTGAAGGATTTCGGGATCGCGGAAAAGTTTGGTTATGACTTCGCGGCGGGAACGGACTTCGCCACGGCGCAGCAGGAACAGGCGGCCGCGGTGCCGGCCGCCGCCACCCACACCGCGCAGGATCTGGCCGTGGCAGACCGCCAGAGCCGCCAGCGGGCCGCCGGGGCGGAGGATACCCGGAAGCTGGAGGCAGGCCTCGACAAGCGGGCGGTGCGCGTGGAGTGCGACTCCTTCCAGCAGGCCAAAGTGGGCCTGATAGGCAGCGTGAAGGTGGGCCACGTGATCCGCTGGGAGGAGAAACCCGGCAGCATGGCCAAGACCATCCCTGTCTGGCAGTATGCCCCCCCGGTGGACGCGGTGCTGAGTGGCTACCAATCCCCCATGCAGGGCACGGAGATTTCCCGGTCAGGTCTCACGCGGGATTACATCGCATGGTCTGGCAAGGCGTGGGACATCGGCACCGTGACCTATATCACGGTCACCGGAGCCAGCCGGACCGTGAAACACTTCACAGCGGATCGGGCGGCGGCCTTGGCTTATTTCAAGGGGCGCTGAAAACTCAGCGGGAGCGCCCCCCCCCCGCCAGAGAGCCATGAACTACCCAACTTTTGCCACCACCTTAAACCGGGCGCTGACGGAATCCCCTGAGACGGGAATTCGGAACTCTCTCCAGCTTGCCAAAAAAATCGGGGTGTCCCCCAGCACCGTGACGCGTCACGCGGCGGGTGATAAGCTGCCGACCCCGGAATCCCTGGAAGCGATGGTGGCGGCGTTTCCTGCGCGGCATCAGGCTTCGCTGATCTCAGCCTACATGCAGGATTCCCTCCCTGTGAGCCTGCGCGGCCGCGTCCATGCCGAAGTGAAGGAGGGACGCACCAAGGAAGAAGCGGACGATGATGCATCCGTTATTGGGGATTTGCTGATGTCGATGCACCCCTCCGAGGTGCAGGCTTTCCGTTATCTCCTGGAGCGGGCGGGAAGTCGCCCCGCGGTGCTCCGCGCTTTGCTGGCGGTTGTCCACGCGATGAGGGGGGAATAAAACGGGAATAAAGCAAAAGGCCCGCCGGAGTGATCTGGCGGGCCTTTTTGTTTATTTGTGGTGGGGGGCTGCAAGGGGCTTGCAGCGGTCAGATCATGCCGCGGGCTCGTTTATAGTCGTCGAGGTCCCGGCGCAGGATCTTGCGGTCGCGGATGGCGGGGCGGTAGTTTTTCAGCAGGCCTTTTTCGCAGAGGTTTTGAACGGTTCTGCGACAGACGCCGAGCTCGGCGGCGACGTCGGCGATGGTCAGGCTGGCCATGCCGTGGAGTGGGATTTGGCGGGTGCGGATCTGGAATAGATCACTGCGGCCGGGCATCGGGATGATGTCATACTCCGTACGGAATCCCAGATCGGATTGGACGTAGGCAGTAGCGGGGGGGGACTGGCTCACGGGACATACTACCATGCGTGTCAAATTTTCCTGTTATGAGGGGACCCCGCGCCATGGGTGCCAGGGATGCACAAGAAAGGTCCTATCTCCCTGCGCTTGAGTAATTTCCCCGGGCTTTATTGGGGCGGGATGATCAATCTAACGCTGCTAACCTTAACGCCACCGGCTGGCCTGCGACAATGGATTTTCGGGCAGGCGGACTTCGGTGGCCTGCTGGTTTCCAACCTCCTGATCCATATCACCGCCGTGGTGGTGCTGGTGGCGGGGGTCGTTAACATCTGGCACCGGATCAAGCGCAGCCCGCGGATCGAGGACCACTACGCCACCAAGGTGGAGCTGAAGTCCGGTCTGGATGGCCTGCGCGTGGCCGGGGACATCAGGCGGAACGAGATCAAGGAAGAGCTGGCGGAGCTGGCCCTGTGCTTTTCGACTCAGCTGAATGCAATGGATAGCACGCTGGGCCGGGAGCTGAAGGAGCAGAATGCCATGCTGATGTCGATCCAGCGGACCCTCGGGCGGCTGGAGGGAAACAAGGTCAAAAACTGAACCCCCCTACCATGAAAATTTTCTTCACTTTGTTTATGGGATGTGTGCTGCTGCCATTCTTCCTCTCCTCCTGCGCCAGCGGGAAAGGGGAGGGGTGGCAGTTTACCACCTTGGCTACCGACTACGGGACACTGGATGTCAGCCGGGACGGATTCAAGGCCACCGGGATGAACCAGACCACCGGCTTTAAGCAGGCCGTCGATCTGGTGCAGAAATCCTTTTCGAACTACCTGCTGGCTGCCGGGCTGAAATACGTCACCGGGAAATATTACGATAACAAGAACGCCGAGGTGAGCGCCGCCGCCACGGTGGACCTCGAAAAGCTGCGGAATGCGAAATCCTCGGCGGATGCCGCCGCCGCGCTGAAAACGCTGGAGGCCAACCACGCCGCCGAGGTCGCCGCCGCCACCACCATCCCCCCCCTCTGACAGATGCCCAACGACAAGCTGCCCTCGTGGGATGCCCGGCAGCGGTCCCCGAAATACTACCCGCAGGAAGTCCGCCGGGCCATCGACCCGGAAACCGGGCGGCCCTTCGGTAAAATCTCCCTGACTCAAAAGCTCAAACTCAAAACCATGAACACCCTGCTCCGCCCCTTCCTCACCCAATGGCTGCCACGCCAGCTGCTGAAGATGCTCTCCGCCGGGGCCGCCGTGATCGGGGCAACCCAAGAGAGTGCCGACCAGACCGCGCTCTTCCTCACCGCTGGAGCCGCGTGGCTTTTGGAGATCGCCCTATCGTGGTTGTCTGTGAAATGGGCGCGGAAAAATACCGCCCCCACCCTCTGAGCGCCACCGCTATGCAACGCTCCGCCCTCCTGATCTTCGCCCTGCTGGCTACTGCTGGCCTGCCGGGCTGCCAGGCTATCCGCACCGCCCGCGCCGAGCGGGAGATGCGGGAGTTCTGGGGAGATGGCTATGACAAGGCTAAGGCCGAAATGGACGGGGCCACCTATGCCGCATGGGTGCTGAGCTGGGAAGACGGGCCGCCGGTCACTTTCCGGGAGGCTGCTGCCCAGCAGGCGCTTCCCTCCCCCCGCTGAATTCCACCACCAACCTGCCCTCTACTATGCTCGCTAAACTCCTCAAACTTTTCCCCCTGGATGCCCTCCTGCGGGCGGCCGCCCAGCTGCTCATGGATAACAAGGCGCATCTGGTCACCGCGGTGCTGTCGCTGATCGCCCAGGCGGAAGCATCCATCGCCGGAGGTGGTGCAAAATTCGCGTGGGTGCGCACCCGCGTGGGGCCACTGCTCCACGGAAAAGCGGGGTGGGTGGTTGATAGTGCCATCCAGCTGCTGGTGGCCTTTGCCAAGAGCAAGACCCCCGCCGTGAAATAACTCATCTACACCACGCCTTCCCGGAATCCTCTAATATGAACAGCTCCCAGATCAGACTGATCCAGCAACGCATCGGCGTGGCGGACGATGGCTTTTGGGGACCGGTCTCTATCAGGGGCGCGAAGGCGCACCTGCGGGGGCTGATGCCGGAGCCGCATCCCTTCCCGAAATCTGATCAGGCCAGCCTGTCGGCGTTTTACGGGGAGCGGGGCGACGAGGGCCAACTGACAAATCTGCCGGTGCCCCGGCTCGGCATCAAGTATGCCGGGCAGGAGGTGCGGACGATCCGTTGTCACCACCGGCTGGGCTCCAGCCTGCTGGCGGTGCTCCACGAGGTGCGGGCCTGGCAGGACGCGCAGCCACCGCTGACCCTGTGCGATGTGTTGGGGAATTACGATGGCTGCTACAACAACCGGCTGATGCGGAACGGCAGCACCCCCAGCCTGCACGCCCGCGGGGCGGCGATTGACTTCTGGGCCGGGCATAATGGCAACGCCACCCACTGGCCGCAGGCCGCCCTGATGCCTTTTGAGGTGATCGAAATTTTCGCCCGCCACGGCTGGCTATCCGGCGGGGCCTTCTGGGGCCGGGATGCCATGCACTTTCAAGCCACCCAACACCTTCACCACTATGTCTTCTCAAGCTGACCCGTCCGATGTGGACGACCTCCTCCAGCAGTTGGCTGACGTTTACACCGAGGCCCTCGACTATCTGGACCACGCGGATCTGGAGGAGTTTGTGGCGGCGGAGTCCACCGCCCGGGAGGCCTGGCTGGAGCAGGTGGATGCCATCCGCGCCACCCGCCAACGCCCCGGGGCATTCCACAAAAAGTTCGTTCTATGACCACCCCCCTCCCTTTCCCAGCCCTACCGGCGAAGATCCTCGTGATCATGGCCCGCCGCCCCAGCTCACCGAACACGGTGCGCACCCTTTGGGCATCGGTCGTGGAGGAAGTGCCCGACCGGCAAAAGCCAGAGCTGGTGGATGTGGAGCAGGGTCTGGAGCTACTCAAGGCGCAGGGGCAGGTGCTCGACCATGAAAACCCCTATCTGGGGATGGTCTGGAAACTGACCACGCTCGGCAAACTCAACCAGGGCCTCGTCTGAAGTGAATGGAAGCGCCACCCACCCGAAAAGTCAGACCGGATGCCATCCTGCGGCAACTACCGGAGGAGCGGCAGCTCACCATCTTTGCGGCCCTGCAAAAACTGAGCTACGCGGATGTGAAAAAGAGTCTGGCGGCGGATGGGATCGAAATCGGCACCACGGCCTTGTCCGACTTCTATCAATTCTGGTGCTCGGAAACCTTTTTCCGCAAGGCGGAGGTGGGACGGCAGCAGCTGCTGGCCCAGATCACGGCCAGCACGCCGGAGCTGACCATGGAGCAGGCCACGGACCTGGCGGATGCGGCCTTCATCGCCACCACGGCGGCGGTGGGGGATTTGCCGGGTTATCTGGGGGTGCGGAAAATTATTGCGGCGGAGCGGAAGACCCAGCTGGAAAGCCGCCGGGTGTCCCTGTTGGAGAAAAAGGCCAAGGCACTGGATGCCCTCGAGGAGGACCTGAAAGCCAAGCGGGGCAAGGGCGGGCTGAGTGCGGAGACACTGAGCGTGATCGAAAATGCCTTGGGCATGATGAAATAACCATTTTTGAAATGAACCCCACGCTGACATTACCGGAGACCCCGCAGGAGGGCTGGCGCATCGCCAGCCAGCGGCCGGACCATGCGCGGGCGTTCAAGGGTGCGGCCAAGGCCATCCCGGAGAGCGATCAATATTGGGTATGGTATCAGCACCGCTGGGTGCATGACCAAAGCCTGCTGCGGGTGATGCGGAAAAGCCGCCGCGTGGGCATAAGTTATTCCACGGCCTACGACTACACGCGGCAGCACGCCGCCGAGGGGATGCGCTGGGACTCTTGGGTGAGCAGCCGGGATCTGGTCAGCGCCTTGGAATTCCACCGCTACTGCAAGAGCTTTTCACGGGCCTTGCACGCGGCCAGTCAGGATCTGGGCGCGGTGGTGCTGGACGAAGATAAACAGGTCAGTGCCCAAGTGCTGCACTTTGCCAATGGGACGCGAATCCACTCCCTGACGAGCAACCCGGACGCGATGGCCTCCAAGGGCGGCAACGTGGCCATGGATGAATTCGACCTGCGCACCAACCAGGAGGAAGCCTATGCGGTGGCGCAGCCCACCATCATGTGGGGCGGGCGGTTGTCTATCATCACCAGTGTCCGCAACGAGACCAGTTTTTTCAATCAGCGGATTGTGAAGCCAATCCTGGAGCAGGGGAACCCGATGGGGTGGAGCCTGCACACCGTGACGCTCCAAACGGCGCTGGATCAGGGTTTCTTGTGGAAGCTGCAAACCCGCCTCGGGGATAACGACCCTCGGCTGGCGATGGATGAGGCGGCCTTCTTTGATTTCTGCCGCAGCCAGTGCGCCGATGAAGAGACCTTCCTGCGGGAATACATGTGCCAACCGTCCTCGGACGATTCCGCCTTCCTCCCCTACGATCTGATCTTCTCGGCGGAGTATCCGGCGGGGAGCGATTGGGAGGTGTCAGGGCCGGAGGACATCGCAAACCGGGAATACTACTGCGGGCTGGATGTGGGCCGGGTGACGGATCTCACGGTGCTGTGGATTGCGGAAAAGATCGGCGGGGTTTTTCTCACCGTCAAAATCATCGAACTGAAGGGCATGGAGTTTTCCCGGCAGGAGGCGATCCTCTATCCATGGCTGGCGCACTGCCGCCGGGCCGGGATCGATGCCAGCGGACTGGGCCGCCAGTTTGCAGAGCGGGCGCGGCAGCGGTTTGGCCGGAAGATCGAGGAAGTGGTCTTCACGGCGGCTATGAAGGAGCAGCTGGCCTTCCCACTGCGCGGGGCCTTCGAAGATGGGCGGGTGAAGATCCCGGCGCTGGACAAAGTGCGCTCGGATTTGCGCCTGATCAAAAAGACCACCACCGCCGCCGGGAATGTCAGGTTTGATGGCGAGCGGACCGCCGATGGCCACTCTGACAGATTCTGGGCGCTGGCCCTCTGCCTCCATGCGGGGTCCGGCACCGGGCCGGTGGCCATGCCACAAACTCTCAATTCCGCAGGGCCTGGCCGCCGCCCTGGCCAAGTCTCCACCCGTGCCCTCAAAGGCTGACGGTTTCCACTTTCACGACAATATGAAGAAGTCACAACCACCAACCCCAGAAAACAGTGCCACTGCAAGACCTTGCAAGGGTCAAACACGGGACGGAATGCCGTTTGCGGGTGATGTGCCCAGACCGGGGGGGGTAGGGCCTGAGCCAGACCAAAATGGGAAGCGGCCGTCCGGTGCTCTGATCCGGTCCATTAAGCGTCCCGGCGGCAAGGCCCGGTTGTTGCCTATCCTGCTGCCACTGATCGCCGAGCGGAAGCATATCTGTTATGTCGAACCGTTCGCCGGGAGCTTCACGGTGGGATTCAACAAGCCCCGCGCAGCCGTTAACGTGCTCAATGATATGGACGGGGAAATGCTGAATGCATTCCGGCAGCTCCAGCGTCATTCTGCCAGCCTGCTGGAAGAGCTGGACGGGATGATTAATTCCCGGGAGGAAATGTACCGGCTCAAAGCATCGAAAGGCGAGGGCCTTACTGAAATCCAGCGGGCCGCTTGGTTTTTGTGGACGGTGCATATCAGCTTTGGATCAGATGGGCGCACGTTCGGGGTCGTGAGGACCGGCCCATCCGGGGCGGCCACGAGGGTGTCCGCTCTGATGAGCAAGGTGAAGGCCCTCCGCCAACACTTGGATGGCGTCATCATCGAACACCTCGACTGGCTGCGCTGCCTGCGCCTTTACGATTCTCCTGATACGCTGTTTTTTCTGGACCCGCCTTACACCACCGGGAAGGTGGCAAGTTATGCCATGTTTACCGCCGCCGATATGGATGCGCTGCGGGACGGACTGCTGGAGTTGAAAGGGGCGTGGGTGCTGACGGTGGACGACACGGCGGACAACCGGCGGAGGTTCGGGCAGTGGCTGGCCGGTCTTAAAACCAGCCGGTCGGGGGTTTGCAACCAGGCCAAAGGGTCCAAGGACTTCAAAGAGCTGATCTGTGCATCATGGAAGGGAGGTCCAGCTGATGTCTGACCTATCAAACCGCCGCACCCATCTTTCCGGGGTCGGCAATATGGTCCAGCAGGCCGGGCAGTGGCGGCAGACCCACAATCCGCTGCGGGGGCTGACCTCGGCAGTGGTGACCAGTTACGTGGAGGCGGCGGAGCGCGGGGCGCAGGCGGACTTGCAGTGGCTGATCTTTTGGATTGAGCGGGAGAATGCGGTGCTGCTGGCGCTGGAAGAACGGTTTCGGGCGGCCCTGTCGGAACTGGACTGGGATGTGAAGATCCCGGACCACGTGCCGGAGGCGGACCGGGTGCTGGCAGAACGGCAGCAGCAGAGGCTGACGGAGTTCTATCACAGCCTGCGCGGGCTGCGGGGCAGCATCGAGGAGACGGGCATGGCCCGGTTCCGCGGGTGCAGCTTCCTCGAAAAGGCGTGGGTGCGCGGGCGGCTTTGTTTGGATGCGGTGCCGCCAGTCTATTTTGTCCGGGATGGCTACGGCCCATGGTCTTATAATGCGCAGGCCGGGAGCGGCAGCACCCTGGGGGTGCCGCTGGAGCTGCACCGCTGGGTCATCCGGGAGGTGGCGGCCCCAATCGGCAGGATCGCAGCGCGGCTGCACGTGATCCGGGGGATGTGCCTGGCAGACTGGCAGGGGTATGTGGAGACCTTCGGCATCCCGGCCATCTTTGCGATCATGCCGGAGGGCGTGACCCCGGAGGATCAGGCGAAGTTCCAGAGCATCATGGAGCAGATTATTTCCGATGCCCGGGGTGCCCTGCCTGCGGGGACTGACATCAAGACCGTGACCGGCAACAACGGCGCGGGCGGGTCTCCCTTCGCGGAGCTGATGGACTGGTGCGACAAGCAGTTGGTCCTCGCGGGCACCGGCGGCCTGCTGACGATGCTGGCGGAAAGTGGATCCGGCACCCTGGCGGGCGGAGCCCACATGGAAGCGTTCCAACTGCTGGCCCGGCGGGAAGCGGTGATGGTTTCCGAATGTTTCCAAGACCAAGTGGACGCGGGTCTGCTGGAAGGATGGTTCCCCGGCCGGCCGCAATACGCCTATTTCGAACTGGCCGGAGCGGAAGAGAATGACCCGGACAAAGTGGTGGAACACTACGTGGCGCTGAAGGGCGCGGGCATGGTGATGCGAACGGAACAGCTGGCGGAAAAGACCGGCTATGATTTTGAGGAAGGGGCAGCCCCGGATGGACAGGAAGTGGATCCGCTGGCGGTGGCAAACGCCCTGCCGGAGGGTGTGGTGCTGAATGCGGATCCGGCCCCGGCGGCGGATGCGGTGGTGGAAGATGACCCCGCAGCGGATGCCACGCTGGCGGCCCGGCGGGAATTGGCGGCGGCGCTGAATGATGATTTTGAGGGGATTCGCACCCTGCTGCTGGCCTTGGCAGAGCTGGAACCCGGCACGCCGGAGTTTGTGGCGGCGGCGGAGGAAGCGCAGCGGGCGGTGGATCAACTGGCGGGCGCGGCCCCCGGCACCCTGGCCGCTGACAAGGCCATGGAAAGCCTGATGGCGGAAGGCCTGCTGGAAGGCTGGGCCATGGACACGGAACCCTGAAACTTTTTTGATATGAAATTCACACTCACAGGAACGGATGGCTGGTTTGATCTGCTGCGCCCGGGGGAATTCCACAACGAGGCCACGGTGGCCGGGGAAACCCGCTACGTGCTCCAAGTGGTGGCCCCGGAGGATCTGGCGGACCTGATCGCACTCTGGGAGGAGCAGGGAAAACCTGAGCTCCTGATCGACCGTGAACACGAAAGCCACAAGCCGGGCGGGAATAGCGAGGCGCTCGGATGGATGAAGGGGCTGCGCCTCTCCCCTGCCGGGGTGCTGCAAGCGCAGGCCCGGTGGTCTGCTGCGGGGCTGGCCCTGCTGGAGGGCGGCAGTTATCGATACTGTAGCGCCAGCGTGAAGACCACGCCCATGGACGGAGCCAACGGCAACGGGGCCACCCGCGAGGATCCCGTGCGGGTCCGGCTGGTGGTGCTGAGCCGGATCGGCCTGACCAATCTCCCGGCCGTCGATGGCCTGCTACCCATTTCCAACAGTCTGCCCGCTGACGCGGCGGGCGGAGGAACCCAACCGGCGGCACTGCCCGCCACAACCCAACCCAAAAAAATGACAAAACTCGCTGCCCTGCTGGGCCTGCCGGAAACGGCCACCGAAGATGAACTCGCCGCGGCGCTGCAATCCCTGATCGATGCCGGGAAAGCGGCCACGGAGGAAGGCGCGGAAGCCACCATGGAGGAATTCAAAAACTGTGTGCCGGAAAGCTCCCGCTCCTTTTTCAAGGAAATGCTGGTGACCAACCGCAAGGTCACGCTGGAAGTGCTGAACGGTCTGAAGGCCGCCGCCGAAACCAACCGCCAACAGGAAGAGGTCCGGGTGCATAACCGAGCCGGGGCCGGAGTGGTGACCACTCCCGCCGGGGTGAAGGATGCGCCAGGCCAGGCAGACCGCAGCTACGCCCAGAAAGCGGCCGTGATCGACGTGCTGAACCGCTCCGCCAACAAAGGCATGACCCACACCGCCGCCTTCGAAGTCGCCTGTGGAGAAAAACCCGAACTTTTCGCCGCCCGCTGAGCGGACGCGAACCCTCAAACTGAATCCTGACAACTGAACCCAATATCATGAAAAAAAATCGAATCCACGAAATCTTCGCCTTGGCCCTTTCCGGGTCCCTCATCGAGGTCCAAAACGCCGTTACCAACGCCCACGACGAGGAGCTGGTCGCCAGCGCCGCCGCTGAAGGTGTCTTCACAGATCCTGCCGGGGTCGCCTTGGCATCTGCCACCGCCTATCCGTTCTACCTCGTCACCAGTGACGACTGCCCCACCGGCCAGCGCCGGGTGGTCCGCCCCGGTTTCCGTGGCGTGGTGGAAGCGAAACTGCACAGCACTGCTGGCGTGATCGTGAAGGGCTCCCGCCTCCAGCTGCACACGGACGGCACGCTGAAACTGGACCTCACCACCGGTGCCCGATACGTCGTAGCCATCGCCCAGGAAGCGAAGGCCAGCGAAAGCCAGCTCATCAAGGTGCGCCTCCTCTCCGATCCTTTGGTCTTCGCCGCCTGATCTGCCCCCTGAACCCTGAACCCTGAATCCTTTCCAAAATATGAATCCAAAACCTAAAACCGGCCGCTTGACCGCCGTCTTGGCCCTCGCCTGCACCGCCCCCCTCTGGGCCGTGAATAACAGCTTTGAGGCCGCGCACAATGACACCTTGACCACCTACGCCTCCGGGCTGGGAGTCGATGCCGCCAGCCAGTCCCTGCTGAACTGGATTGCCCCTATCGTCAACACCCAGGGGGAGACCCAAGGCAGTTATAAGAAATTCGTCACGGCGGATTCCTTCCGCACCTACACCACCGCGATGGTGAGCGGAGACCGCAACCGGGTGGTCTTTAACTCGGACGATGGCACCTACGCCTGCAAACCGAACGGACTGGAAATCGTGACCACCCGCCACGAGCAATCCGGCAAGGGCGAGGTCCGCAAGAAAAAGATCCGCCAGCTGGTGGATGCTGCCTTCCGTTCCCGGGAGCTGGCAGGCTGGACCTACATTGCCGCCAACGTGACCGCCACCGGTGGCGTGGGGGTGTGGAGCAATGCCGCCAATGACCCCGTGGCAGAGATCGATGCCCAGCTACTCGCCATCAGCATTGCCTGCTGCGGCAACAAGGCCAACCGGATCATCATCCCGTTGGCGGTCTGGAACACGGTCAAAAACCACGCACTGGTGAAGGCCCGCATTGTGGGACTGACGGCGGCCGCTTCCCTGGAGCAGTTTGCTGGGATGCTTTTGCACCCGGTGGAGATCAAGGTGGCCGATATGGCCTACGAGACCGCCGCCCGCGGGAAGACCACCAACGTGGCCGTGATCCTGTCCGCTGCGGTTTACATCTTCATCGCCAATGACAATCCCACCGAGATGGATTTGTCCGCCTTCAAAACCTTCTCCACCGCCGCCGGTCTGGTGGGCAATGTGGAGAGTTACAAGGAAAAGGGCACCAATGACGTCGATTTGATCGACTGGAGCGAAGACCTCCAGGTCACCGCCGCCATCGCCATCCGGCGCATCACGGTCAGCTGACCTGATAACAATCTGCCGGTAACCGGCACCGCGTGGAAATGGGTGGGGATCCATGCGCGGTGCCGGTGAAAGCAGCCCTGCCATCCCCCTCCTGACAACGCTGCCCCCATGTCCTGGAATCTCTACACGACCGAGCTCGCCGCCTCCCTGCTGGGGCCACGCGAAATGTCCGCCATCAACACGCACGCCGGGATCGATGTGCAGACGGATGTCCTCAAACGGGTGGTGGGAAAGATCCGCGCCTATTGTGCCGGGGCTGGGGAGTTGGGGGAAGAAGGCACTATCCCCGATGAATGCGAGGATGCCCTGGCCACCCTCTACCGCTACGCCCTGCTCAGTGTCCTCCCGGTGGGTGATCTGATCACCGCCGCCCGCACTGAAGAAAAGAAAGCCGCCGAGAACTTCCTCAAACTGGTCAGCGAAGGAAAGATCGGGATCTCCCGGCCCACCACGGTGGCCGTGCCGTCTTCCGGCCTGACCGGCCCCGGCAGTGTCTCCCCTACCATTTCCGCCGGATCCCGCCGCCGCGACCGCACCGGCCTGGACGGATCCTGACCTCTGACCTCTTGCCCCATGTTCCGCTTTTCCCTCCTCCTATTTCTGGCCCTTGCAGGCCCCCTGCAAGCCCAGGTGCGCAGCCTGCCCATCAAGGCACAGCGCCCTGCCACCACCGGCCCGGCGATCAGCCACTACGTGGCCAACCCGCTGACCCTGACCCTGACGCTGGATGCCACCCGGCCCACCCTGACGGGTGCCGAGGCGCTGGCGGTGGAGATCCGCACCAGTGTGACCGACACCACCCCCGCGCTGGCCCTGACGGAAATCACCAGCCCCACCGGGCCGGGACCCTTTACCCTGGCGCTCAGCGGGCCGCAGCTGAACCAACCGCTGGGCGGGCAAAACCAGAAAGCCTTCTGGCTGGTGGTCTACACGATGGATGACGCCGGGGAGACTTTGGATGTCCTCTACACCGCGCCCCTCACTCTCAAGGCCCACGGGGCCAGCCTATCCGCCGCCTCTCCTCCCAATGTGGTGGGCAATCTGAACCGCCCGCAGGCCGATGCCCTTTATGCCCCGCTCACCACGATCGCTGATTTGCAGATCCTCATCAGCGGGCTGGAGGCCCAGCTGGCGGGGCTGGGACCTACCACGATCACCGCCGACAATTCCACGAATACCATCACCCTCACGGCCGATAACTCGACCATCACCTCTGATCAATCTGACCTCACCGCCGACCAATCACCCCTATGAAATATTTCCTGATCTTCTGCCTGCTGGCCCTCCCTGCGTGGGGAGCGCAGCAATCCATTGGAGTCGGTGCCGCGGCTAACGACGGCACCGGCGACCCCCTCCGCACGGCCTTCTTAAAGTCGAACGCCAACTTCACGGAGCTTTACGGCCGCGCTTTTGATTCCGACATCACTTTGTGGGCGGGCATCACCCCCGCCGCCGGGGTGGGCACGGTGCTGGCCACCCCCTCCAGCGCCAATCTGCTGGCGGCTCTGACGGATGAGACCGGCACCGGGGCGGCGGTGTTTGGCACCAGCCCCACCCTTACCACTCCCTCGCTGGGCACGCCGTCCGCCTTGGTTGGCACCAACATCACCGGGACCGCCGCTGGCCTGACGGCGGGGATCTCCAACGCGCTCAAATCGGCCACCACCACCGTGAGCGTGGCGGCCGCCACCGCGCCCACCGCGGGCCAAGTCCTCACCGCGACCAGCTCCATCGCCGCCACGTGGCAAACCGTCACCGGGACTGGGGACGTCACCGCCGCCGCCGCCTTCGGAACCGACAACCGCCTGATCCGCTCCGATGGCACGGGCAAGGGCACGCAGGCCACCGGCATCACCGTCAGTGACGCGGATGCCATCTCAGGGATTGCCAGCATGGCCGTGACCGGAGCGCTGAGCACTCCATCCATCCTGATCAATGAGGCCGCCGCGCCAGCCACCCCTGCGGCTGGGCTGGTAACGTTTTACGCCAAAACGGATGGCCTGATCTACGGCAAGGACGATGCCGGAGCGGAAACCGCGCTCAGCAATGACACGGCCGCTCTATCACTCAAGGCACCCCTGGCCGCCCCTACCTTCACCGGCATTCCCGCCGCCCCCACCGCCGCGACCGGCACCAGCACCACGCAGCTGGCCACCACCGCCTATGTGCAGGCCGAGGTGGACACCACGCAGACCGGAGTCCACGCCACCCCGTCCACCACCAATCCACTGGCCCCCACGTGGTCCGGCCCCACTCAGCTGATCTGGTATGGAGCCACGGGGGAGGTCGATCTACCCGCCGCCGCTGGCTACACCGGCCGGGGTCTGATCCTCTACAACACCGGAGCGTTCACGGTGACTTTCGACCCCAACGCGTCCGAGGTGATTGTGCGGGACGGTGCGGTGCAGACCGGTGGCGTCTCCTTCACCCTTTCAAGCGGCGCGGGGAACTACGTGGCGCTCGTCTCGGACGGTGCCCGCTGGGTCACCCTCGGATTCAAAGGCACCTTAACCGCTGGCAGCTAAACCACCCATGAAAGCATTCATCCACTTCTGGATCCTCCTCGCCCTCGCCCTCCTACCCGCGCAGGGGCAAGGCGTCCTGTCTCTGGCCGGGTCTCCTCCGGCGGCTGGCGGCGGCGGACCCTCCTATCTGGTCAACCAGAATTTCGAGGGCACCGGCTACGACAACGCGGAAATCTGGACGGAAGACCTCGGCACCGGCGGGACGGTGAATGAGGACTACACCACCACCCCATTGGTGGGGAGTCAATCCCTCCTGCTCTCGGAGGCCACTGGCGATGTCTCCGCCAAAATCACCATCCCTGGTGGACCCCACACTGACTTGTGGGGCTACGCTCAACTCCAGGTGGTTTCCCACCCAAATGACGGAGTGGCAGGGCGGCAGTTGATCCGATTCGGTGATGGATCACCCTTACTGGCTGGAGCGTTGATCGATGTGACGGGAGGGACCAGTTTCAAGCTGCGAGCACATAACGGTGACTCCAGCGGCACCCCCTCCACGGACAGCTTCACCTCGGGACTCGTCCACATCTGGTGGCACGCATCCACCATCACTGACACCTGCGAAGTCTGGTGGTCAGCCACCTCCACCCGTTCAGCGACCGGCGGGACAAAATACAGCACCTACACCTCCAGCGTCTCGACCGGCTACACGCAACTCTGGATCCTCTGCGACTACCCCGCTGCCCAATTCAAGTTCGACAAAGTGCTGGTCTCAACCTCCGAAATCGGCAACGCCCCATGAAAAAACTCCTTCTGATTCTCCTCCTACTGCTGTCCTGCCAGGCGCAGGCCTATGTCATGCCAATCGGTGTGCCAAACGCATGGATTGATCCAGCGGTCGCCGCCCCTGCTCGCCCCTCCCCATGGACCACTCCCACCGCAGGATATTACTTTGTGGATTGGAACACTGGCACCGACTCTGGCCGCACCTACGGCACCCCATCCGCACCTCGCAAGACAATCCCAAACCCAGTCCCAGCGGGGTCACGGGTGGAGATGGCCGCTGGAGCCTACGGTGGAGGCACCCTCGCCGCTGGAGAATATTCCGGGGCCATCGAATTGGATTTGACCGCAGCAGGCACATCCGCCGCCTGGGCAGCGGGATCGGCTGGCCCCGCCTGGATTATCGGGGCGGATAGCCTTGCCAGCGTCATGACCTGCTCATGGGTCATGCATGGATCATATCTACACATCAGCGGATTGAAATGGCCGCGAATCCGTTACTACCGGTGCCAGATCGGGAGCGGTGGAGCCGATTATCCCTCAGACCATTTTTTGATCCGAAACTGCGAAATGGACGGAGGAGGGGGGGTCGGTTCGTTCGGGATGATTATTGAAGGCAAAGCGGGGTTCACGAACCAACACACGATTATTTACAACAACGTCATCCACGGCTACGGCAACATGGCGACCACGACCGATGAGGACAACAATGCCTTGGCCACGGGGAGTCATTGTTTTGATATGTGGATCGTGAATAACACGATGCACACCTGCACGGCGGGTATCCGCGCCGGGGCCGCTGGCGGGGCGGCAGGGCCGGAGACATGCCAGCGACTTTATGTGGCTGGCAACGAGGTCTACAACATTTTGCAATCTGGAATCTGGGTGAAGTATTCCCAGGACGTGGTCATGTCATCAAACTACGTCCACGGAATTATTGATACCCCGTGGAGCCCGTCAAAGTGCATGGGTGCCCAGTATGCGCCAAAGGGGCTGTGGATCATCTACAACCGGATTGAGGCGGGACGTTATGGAGTAGCCATCTTTTCGACGGAGGGCGATGGAATCGCCGAAACCTGGCCGGTCTACATCATCGGTAACATCATCACCGGGGCACGGCAACCCAGCGGGACCTACAGCAATACCGGGGGGTATGGCAACGCGGCCATCGCCGTTTGGGGATCGACGGAACGCTATATCGTCGGGAACACGCTTTACGACAACTGTTCCGGCATCCTTTTTCCGGGGAGTATCGCCAGCAGCACCACTCAAATCCGCAACAACATCATTTCGGGTATCACGGAACTAGGCACGGCGCTCACCGCTGGAAAACACATTGGAGTGGGGGAGGGGGCCAGTACGGGCAACACAGTGATCAACCACAACCTCTACTACCAATCCGGCGGGACCGCTCAAATCCGCTGGAATACCGGGGCCTATACCTTGGCGACGCTCCGATCATCGACCGATCAAGGGGACAATGATGTGGAGGGCGATCCATTGTTCACCAATACCGCCACCGGGGATTTTACGCTACTCAGTGGAAGCCCCGCCAGAGACACCGGCAGTGCGACACTGATTGACACGCTGGAGGCGCTCTACCTATCCACGTTCGGGGTGAACCTGTCCCGCGACTACGCCGGGAACGCCCGGCCTGTAAATGCCATCTACGATATGGGGGCCTATGAGTTCGGGTCGGCATTCGCAGACACCGCCCCGCCAACTCTGACTAGCGCCACCATCCTGACCGGAGGCACCACCCTTGTCCTGGCCTTTTCGGAGGCCGTCGGCCCCGGCGCGGGTGGATCTGTCGGCTGGGCGCTGTCCCTATCCACCGGCAGTGTCACCGCCTCCTATGCCAGCGGCAGCGGCACTTCCTCTCTGACCTACAACCTCAGCGGTACCGTAGTCACATCCACCACCGGGACGGTGAGTTACACGCAGCCAGGCAACGGCATCGAAGATGGCACCGGCAACGACCTGACCACCCTCAGTGGGTTTCCGATCACCAACAGCTCCACCCAAGTCGGAGGCGGAGGCGCTGGCACCATCACCACCGGCACGGTCACCGCCGGGTCCATCTCGGTGGGTCTGTAATCATTCAACCTTTCCCCCATCCCCATCCCCGTGACTACTTTATCTGATGCCTACCGCCTGGCCAGGGGGCGGCGTGTGCTGCCCTCGGCGCTGAGTAGTGCGGAGCAGCGGGTGGCGTTTTCGGCGGCGGTGCGGTCGCGGGCGGTGTTTTCGGCACGGACGACATCGCTGGCCTATCTGGACATCCAGCGGCGGGCGCTGGAGGATCTGCTGCGCGGCGAGGTGGAGACGGTGGATAAGGACGGGCAGCCTTGGACCCAGAGCATCGGCCAGGCGGAAACGCGGCTGCGGCTGAAGCAGGCGCTGGCGGCCTTGCACTACGACCCTGAGGCCGGGCACTTCGGCACGGCGGCGGATGCGGAGATCCCCCCGGCGGAGCGCGGCAGCTTGCAGGATCTGAGCAGTGACCGGCGGCTGGATCTGATCATCGACGTGCAGCGGCAGCGGTGGCAGAGCGCGGGCCAGCTGGAGCGCGGCATGGTGCCTGCGGTGCTGGCGGCCTTCCCCGCATGGGAGCTGACGGGCAGCAGTGCGATGGAGCCCCGGCAAAACTGGCCCGCCCGCTGGATGGCAGCAGGCGGGGTGCTCTATGGCCCCGGGGAAAATCGCATGATCGCAGCCAAGACCAGCAGGGTCTGGCAACGGCTGGGTGATCTGGAAGACTTCGCGGATGGGATCGATGGCGGCCTGCCACCCTTCGCCTTTGGCAGCAAACGCGGCTGGCTGGCGGTGAGCCGGGCGGAGTGCGTGGCCATGGGCGTGGAGCTGGCAGATGCCCCGGCCAAGGCCAGTGGCAAGCCCCCTGCAAGTCCCATGCAGGAACCCGGCACAAGTGCAGCGGAGCGTCTGCCTGCGCTAGTGGCCACGGTGCCTGCGGGTGTGAGCGAGGCCGGGCTGGCAGCCCTGCGGGCGGCGGTGGGCGGGAAGCTGGCGGGCAAACGCCTGACCTTTGAAGAGCGGCTGGCGAAGTCCCTGGCCCCGGCCATGGCCAAGGCGGCGGAGGAGGCAGCGAAATGATTTTTCTGATGGCACTTTTAACTTTAACGATCAGCCAGGAAGGCGGCGAGGAAGCCCTGCGGGCCGTGAGTGCGCTCACCACCGCAGACCGCACCGCCGCGCACCAAGTGATGGCCGCGGGGGTGGAACGCCTGACGCAGGCGCACGTGATGGGCCTGCCATCCACCAAGGGATCGGCGGCCAAGCTGGGGGCCAGCGCATCAGGGTTTTACAAGAAGGCCGCAGGCTCAGTGCAGGGGAAAGGGGATGGCACGGGCGTGATGCTTTCCATGCAGCGGGCCGGGCTGAGCCGGGCCTTCCGCCCCTACGATCTGGTCCCGAAAGCTGGGCAACTGCTGACGATCCCGGTGGCGGCGGAAGCCTACGGGCGGCGGGCGGGGGAGTTTGGCGACGGGAAGTGGCGCAGGTTTTCGGAGGAGGATGTGGCGGCGGGTCTGTCTGACAAGGCGGGGCTGGTATTTGGCAGACCGGCCCCGGAACCCGGCGGGCTTTTCCATGCGCTATTCCTCGGGGTGAAAAAAGTCCACCAGGATCAGGACCGCACCCTGCTGCCATCCGATCAGGTGTGGCTGGAGGAGATGGCAGAAGGGGCGCTGAGCCTGCTGGACTGACACCCTTTTCCCCAAGCTGACAAATTTATGAACATGGTCGAATTCCTCGAAACCCTCCGCGAGCCGGTGCGTCTGATGACGGGCCTGCCGGACGGGGCGGTGACTATCTACGCCCAGCAGGATCTGGCAGAACAGGTGGCCCATGCCTGCGCGGTCCACCAGTGCGCGGTGCTGATCGGACTGACGGGAGCGCGGGGAAACCCGGACCGGCAGGTGCCGAACAGGACCATCACGGCGGTGCTGGAGGTGGAGGTGTGGACCCCAAAGGTGATCCTGACCACCGGCGGCGTGCAGTGCCTGACGATCTGCGAAAGCATCATGGCTGGCCTGCATGGCTACGCCGTCAGCGGGCGGCTGGTGACCACGGGATCGGCCCGGGTGCCAGCCTTCACCGCCTGGACTCTGCGCGAGGAGCGGAGCCGCGAGGGGGCAGAATACCTTGTGGGGAATCTGCAATTCACGGTGCCGCTGGTGCCGGTGCCCCTGGTGGCGTGAGCCTGCCCAACCTTTTTTAACCGACGACAAAACCAACCCAAAAGAAAAATAACAATATGATCCGCAAATCTGGCACCCTGATGCCCCACCTCTCTGTCATGGTCGAAGGCATCACCTCCACCTTCCTCACGGGCCTGCCCACCAAAAGCTCCGACCTGATCGGGATCGATGTTGACCATGCCGACTGGGTGGCGCTGGGGGGCATCACCATTGCCAGCGACCTGCCGGTGCTGGGGAATGCCATCCAGATCATCAAGCCCAAGGCCAATGGCGGCACGCTGGAAATGACCAAGGAGATCCGGCTCGGGCCAGTGTCCCGGGTGATCACCCTGACGGCGGTGGAGTATAACAATTTCACGATCCAGTTGGCCGCGATGGCTACCCCCATCGACGAGACGGGTATCGCCGCCGGTGAGATGGTGCCTTACGTGCCCTTCAGCGGAGACACTGCCCCGATCCGTGGCTGGTTCCAAATCTGCTGGTATGATCAGGATGACGTGCTGGTGCGCCGGGAGGGACTCTGGGCTGAGCTGCGTCTGGCGCAGGCGCTGGCCAGCGGCATGGGCGGAGCCATCGCCCCACAGTTTTCTCTGACGGTCTTCGCCGCGGAGTTCAACTTCGGGGAATTCCTCTCCCGCAGCGACGCGTGACCACCCGGCCGGGCCGGGGGAAACCTCCCCGGCCCCGGCCTTTGAATAACGAAACCCCTCCCCCTCTCTGCCCGTGTATCCTGGACTCCTGATTGAAAACTACCACACGGTGACCTGCGGCCAGCCCCTGCTGCGGCCATGGGAAGCCGGGGACCTGTGGCAGGATTACTTTGTGCCGGACGCAGAGCCACGCATCAGCCGGGAGAGCAAGGCGGATGCGCCGGACTGCGCCGGGACGGTGGAGGGGGAACTCTATCACCGCGGGAACACCCGGTGGAAGATGACGATCGAACGGATGGTGTATTTCGGGGACAACGTCTTTCCGCTGTCTCTGCCGAGTGGGTCTGGAGTGCTGCCCATTGGCACCTACGCCTCCCCGGCGGCCATGGCCCAGGCGTGGCTGGCCGCGCACCTGAACGCCCTACCGGATGCCAACACGAGTCTGGTCTGGAATGGCACCAGCTTTCCCCGGTGCGTACTCTCCGCTGAGGGACGCACCCATGGCCCCTTCGTGGCCATGTCCTATTCCGCTGAGTGCTCCAAGGCCTCGGCCTGATCTGACAATCCCCCAACCCTCCCCACCCGATGCCCAACGATAAAGAGCTGAATATTCACCTGCGGACCACGGCGGACGCGGCCGGGGTGGAAGCGATCAAGACCGGGGTGGAGGCCCTCAGTAAAGCGCAGCTGGAGGCGGCGGACATCATCGCCAAACGCGAGGCCTACAACGCAGAGGCCCGGGAGAAGCAGGCCAGTGCCGAGATGGACCTGATGAATAAAAACGCGGAAGGCCGCGCTGCGTTCCAGAAGGAAAACTTTGAGGCGGAGCGGGCAGGCCGGGCGCAGGCGGAGGCAGCGGAGGAGGCGCGGATCCAGACGGAGCTGGAGGGTGAGGAAAAGGTGGCCAAGGCACAGAGCGGCAACACTGAAAAGCAGCTGAGCGATGTCAGGCGACTGGAGGCGGCGGAGTCCACCGCCCACGCGGTGCAGGCCCAGTTGGTGCTGCAAAAACTGGCACGGCTGCGGGAGATCGCCAACCAAGCAGTGTCGTCGGCTGATGACATGGAGAAGGCCTTCGCGACGGCCTACGATGAAAACGCCACGGGCGTGGAAATCTTTGAAGACCTGTCGAAGGCGGGGGTGAGTGCGGCGGGAACGATCGCGGAAGCGTGGGCCAACGGTGGGCCGCTGGCGGCGGTGGGTGCGACCATTGTTATTTTCAAGGACGGGCTGCTGGCCCTCTTCCAGGATGCGGAGGATCTGGCGCTGGAGTTTGACGCGAAGAATTCGACCCGGCTGGAGGAGTTCCAGAAAAAGATCGACGCGGCCATGGGCGACGGGCCGAGCCTATCCACCGACCGGGAGAACACTGAGCAACGGCGGGCGCGGGAATACCGTGGGGCAGATCAGGAGGCGCTGGCGGCCAGCCGCACCGCCAGACAGGAGGGCCGCACCGATGGCCTGGACGCTGCCGACATCAAGGACCCGGCCGCACGCCAACGGCGGCAGACGGCTGATGCCCTGCAAGCCCAGAGCAAGGCCGCTGAAGCAGCCGAGCAGGAGGCCAACCGCAAGCTGGCCGCCGAGCAGAAAGCCCAGCAAAGCCTGACGGAAAACCTGGGCCGCCAACGTGAAAACCTGAGCCAACAGGGCCGGACGGCAGAGCGGACCAAGGACCAGATCCCGTTCGACGATGAGGACAAGACTTCTGAAAAGGCCCTGGCGGTGCAGCTGAAGGAAATGGAAGCGACCCGGGCGGAGATCAACCGGATCGAGGGGGAGCTGGACAAGAGCCGGGACCGGGCGGCGGAGTTATTCGACAAAGGTAAAGCCGGGCAGGAGGGGGGCGCTGCGGATGCCGCCTTCATCACCCGGAAGGGTGGGCAGGATCTGGGCAAGGTGGAGGAGAGCGAGCGGCAGAAGTGGCGGAAGGAATCGGAGGGACAGGCGGACGAGGATGCGGACCGCCGGGAGAAAGCCACGAAGGATTTTGAGCGGGTGAATAAAAGCCGCGGCGGACAGGTGGCAGACCGCGCCGGGGACTTCATGCGGAAGAACAAAAAGGGGAATGATTTTGATTCCATGGACCGGGCCTTTGACGACCTGAAGGACGGGGCCACGGAGCAGGAGCTGGCCAAGGCCAAGCAGATCCTGCTGGAGTTCCGGGGCACGGTGCTGGCCAAGGACGCGAAGAACGCGGCGGCCCTCAGCGAGCTGTGGGCGATGGTCGCGCAGCTGGGCAAGGACGTGAAAGGCGGCGAACAACGAGCCAAAAACGAGCGGGACTAATCCCTGCAAACACCTTTGAAATATGAGCAACTGGACACTGGATGGCAGCCCCTGCTGTGTGCAAAGCCTGACGCTGGGCGTGGCCCAGACGGACAGCGCCGTGGTGGAGCTGCGGGCAGGCATGGCGGCGGTGCCCACGGAGGGCAGCTACGTGTCGCTGGCCTGCGATGGCGAGGTGATGCTCTATGGGCGGGCGAGGAGCGGCCGGACGGTGTCAGGTGGCCGGGATGCGGTGCGGGTGCAGATCGACGGGCCATGGGCTGATCTGGAGGAGACTGTCTACCAGCAAACCATGAAGGTGGTGCTGTCCGATGACGACGAGCCTGGCGGCTGGGTGCTGTCTGATATTCTCTCCCCAGAGGTGCAGCTGGGCATGACGGATGCCGGGGCGCTGCGCACCACCTTGCAGGAGATCGCGGCGATCATTTCCTATGCGTCCGGCGCGGGGGTGCCGGTGACGGTTTCCAGCACCTTCACACCACAACAAATCCCGGTGATTTCGATGGACGGTCAGAGCTGCGCGGGATGCATCATGGCACTGCTGGATTACCACCCGGAAGTGGTGGCGCATTTCGTCTACTCAGCAGGCGCGGCGGTGCTGCATCTGACCCCGTTGGCCAGCCTGTCTGTGGTGACGGTGGCAGGGGGTGATGGAGGGGCGGATAAGGTGACCGGCGCGGCCTTTAAACAGGTGATCGACTACAAGCCGGGAGGGGTGCGGATCGTCTATCTGCGGGTGGGTGCTTTTGGTCGGCTGGAGGCATCCACACCGGACGTTAGCGGGACCATTGGAACGCAGGGGAAAAGCCGCCGGGTGATCAACTGGTTTGTGCATTTGGAAGGGGCAGAGCCGGGGCCGCAGCAGACCCAGCAAATCCGCACCCGAGCCATCCCGGAAAACACGGATGTGAGCGGGAAAATGAACTTCTGGAGGGCGCACCTTCCTTGGCTGGATAACTCGGTTCTGGCGACCGGGACAGCCATCACTGAACACACCCGGACGGTGGACCCCCCCAGGGTGGAAACAGACCCCGTGGGAGAGGTGCCGGAGACGTGGAGCACGGACCCGGATGACTACCCCCGCGAGCTGGTGGACGGCACGATCCAACCATGGATGGCCAAGCTCAGCGCAGCGATCACGATCAAGGCGAAATTCGCGTGGAGCGGGGGCACTTTGACGGATGCGGTGAAGGCAATTTTTGGCCCTCTGGGCACGGAGGTGCGGGAGTATTCGGTGCAGCTGACCGGCACGGATGCCAGCACCAAAAACTACGCCACGCTGGCGGCTGGTGCGGCCATCCCTGATTTCCCGGCCGCGGGGCTGGCGGCATCATTCATGGCGGCCTTCGCGGGCGCAGTGTGGGAGGGTGGCCTGACCCTGACGGGAGAGGATCAGCCGATCATCAGGCCGGGGTCGATCCTGAATGTCACCGGCTATGCAGCAGCATGGGGCAGCATGGCAGCGGTGGTGCAGAGTGTGAGTTACGACCCTCAAGGACACTCCCTGACGGTGAGCTGCGGACCGCCGCGGGTGATGGGTTTCGGGGACTTCTACGAGCTGCAACGGGTCTTCAAAAAGAAGAAGTATCTGAGCACCTCGGCGGCCTACGAAACGCGCACCTCAGCGCAGCCATCCGGGGGGGGGAAAGTGACGGGAGGCCAGCAGACGCCGATGCGCTCAGTGACCACTCCCGGAGGGGGTGGCGGCAGCCCTCTTGCAGGGGCCTTGCAGACCCTGCTGCGGAGGTCCGGCACAGACTGGAATATCGGCATCACGCCTGGCATTATCAGCGCAGTGGATAGCCACACGCCAACGATCGAACCGGACGGCACAGCGATGGTGGGACTGCCCAGTTATTGGTGGGATGACACGCTGGCCGGGACGGACGTCGCGCACACCCGTTTCATCTACCTGAAGGTGCTGATCGACGACACCGACGACTACGAGCTGATCCTGACGGCGGCGGAGATCCACCTGCTGGCGGACCACCCCGCGACGGTGTTTTCTCCGGGGGCTTATCAGTATATCCACATCGGGACCGCCGCGGCGGATGGGGACGGGAACTTCACCGCAACCAGCCACATTTCCGGCAGCCTGCGGGCGCTGCGGCGTGGCGGGCCGGGGTGTCCGGTGGACGTTTACGTGCCGTAAAGCCAAAGCAAAAACATGGCAGTTTCCAAGGACCCCATCGGCAAGGCAGTGGCGCTTTTTGGCGTGCAGGCGCAGTGGCCGAGATGGAAGCAAGTCCAGTTTGACAGCGCCTTTGAACGGGCCTTCACGGACAGCACCTACACAGGGCTGGATGCCTCTCCGCAATTCGGCGGCAACTACGGGGAAACCTTCGGCGAGGTGCAGACCATGGACCGCTGGACGGACCTCGGCGATGCCCTCAACCAGACCAATGCGCTGGGCCACGCCCTGGGCTTTTCCCTGCGCTGGGGAGGCGGCGGACTCTACACCCACGGTGGTGTCGCCACCCACCCGGACGAGGTGCAGGATGTGGGCCTGATCCACAGCGTGGAAGTCTCCTGCCAGTGGTATGCCGACCCCGCGATGACTACCGGCGACACCCCCCGGATCCCCGGCCTGAATCTGGAGCGCCAGCGATCCGATGGGCAGGGAATGCTGATGCTGGGCAGTGTCGCCAGCCTGTGGTTTGGCTGGGCACCTGGCGGCGGCACCACCGGCGACTCAGAGCACACCGAGGTGGCCACCATCACCACCATGACCCCCATCGCCTTCGACCTAAAAGACATCACCACCAGCCCATTCACCTTCTCAGCGACCAAGTCTGTGCTGACCACCTACCACCCCTCAGCCCCCGATAGCACCGGCTACCACCCCATCAGAGGTACCACCCTCTACGAGGCCACCGCCACCCTCACGGTGGAGTTTCTGGCCTGACCGGGCGCAACTGCCTGGTAAACGGGCGCAACTGCGCGGCGAGTTACACTATCCGGCTCGAACGACGGCGGCACCAACTGGACGCGGCTGGATGTGCAGACAGCCCCTGGGTTTTCCGCCCAGCAATCCCGGCGCGAGTTCACCATCGCCCAGCCCGCCAAGTGGAATCTCTATC